GATGAGAGAGCGTTGTACCTAATGGAGACACCATGAAGCTTTCGCTCCCCTCCAGGACGCTGCCCGATGGCAGCATCGAGCCCGCGCATGAGGTTGAGGCGGTTTGCGCTCATTGCGGATATGATCTTGATGAAGCAGAGCTTGCTGCGGATTCGTGTTCCGATTGCCTTGAGCCGTTGAACTTGAAGCGTTCAGTCGCGATCCAGATCACTACCGTCCCGGCCGCGTCCGGGGCGACCATGTAGGAGGCCCCATGGCCACCGTCAAGAAGGACGACGTGATCGCCGCCGCGAACCTTGGCTACTGCGAGCTGTTCCATTTCAAGTGCGCCGGTGACCGCACGTGTGACGCGTGGTTGGTGGGTGGCCCCATCACTTAGGACATGACATGCCGCTCTTACGACTGTTTCTGAAGCCTGGGATCGACAAGCAGAACACCGAGTACGGTGCAGAGGGCGGCTGGGTTGATTGTGACTACGTGCGCTTTCGGTACGGCTTGCCGGAGAAGATCGGGGGCTGGACCTCGTTTGATCAGACGCCTGTTAATTTTGTGGGCGCGGCCAGCGACGTTTTTACCTGGAACTCGCTCGACGGCTCACCCTACGCGGTAATCGGCACCAACAAGAAGGTCTACGCCTTCTATGGCGGTTCGTGGGGTGATATCACTCCAATTCGCAGAACGGTCACCGGCACGATTACCTTCGATACGACGAACGGCTCGACCAGCGTCACGGTCAACGACACGGGGCACGGCGCGATCGGAGGGGACTTTGTCACCTTCAGCGGCACGACGGGAGACCCAGGAGGCATTCCGAATGCGAGCTTGAACAACCAGTTCGAGATCATCGAGGTCCTCAATGCCAACGAGTACCGCATCACGTCGCCCACAGCGGCGACCAGTACGGCCACAGCGGCCGGCACGGCCAACGCGGCCTACCAGATAAACACAGGGGCCGATAAGAGCTTTGTGGACTTCGGGTGGGGCACGGGCACTTGGGGCTTGAGCACTTGGGGCACGCCTCGTCCTCCTTCTGCCTCGTTGCAGCTTTTGTCCCAGGTCTGGCAGTTTGACAACTACGGCGAGAAGCTGATCCTGCAATACGTGGATGGTGGCATTTACGAGTGGGATCCTGCCATTGGGTTGAGTGTGCGGGCCACGGCTATTTCAGGGGCTCCGACCAAGAGCAAGTACGCTTTGGTGTCCACGCCGGACAGGCACTTGGTGTGCTTTGGGACCGAGAGCACGATCGGTACGCCAAACACACAGGATCCGATGTTCGTGCGCTTTTCAAACCAAGAGGACATCAACACCTTTGTGCCGACGGCCACCAACACGGCTGGCGGACAACGGCTCACGGACGGCAATGAAATCATCACGGCCTTGCGCTCACGCGGCCAGATCCTGATCTGGACGGACACGTCGCTTCATGGGCAGCAGTATCTTGGGCCGCCTTACACCTTTGGCTTCCAGCAGTTGGGAGCCAACTGTGGATGCATCGGGCCGCATGCAGCGGCGGACGTCAACGGCGTGTCGTATTGGATGAGCAAGGATGCGTTCTTTGTCTTTGACGGTACGGTGAAGAAGATCCCTTGCACGGTCCAAGACTACGTGTTCAAGGACCTTAACATCATTCAGGCGCAGAAGGTTCACGTCGGCATCAATACGCAGTTCAATGAGGTCACGTGGTGGTACTGCTCGTTTACCAGCGACTACATCGACCGCTTCGTCACCTACAACTACCTGGAAAACGTCTGGTCGATCGGATCGATGGCTCGTACGGCCTGGGCAGACATCGGGACGTTTGAGAAGCCGATCGCGACGGAGTACGACCCTGAAAGCACTGCCGCGACCTTGACCACGATCTACGGCCTCACGGCGGGCCGATCGATGCTGTACAACCAAGAAGACGGGGTCAATGGCGCGGGATCCCCGATCTTTGCTTATATTTACTCAGGCTACTTTGACATCGGCGACGGCGACGACATGCTGCTCATGAGCCGCTTCATTCCAGACTTCAAAAACCAAGTCGGCAATTTGACGGTCCGGCTGTTACTGCGGGCGTTTCCGCAAGCCAGCGCCAGCCCCAGTTCGCTTGATCCGTACGTCATTACGCCGACCACTGAAAAGGTGGATACGCGGGCGCGCGGGCGACAGATCCAGCTTCGCATTGAAAGCGATGAGTTGGACAGCAACTGGCGCTTTGGCACGATGCGGGTCGATCTGCAAAAAGACGGCCTTAGATGAGCAAGATCAACAACGTCCGCCTGCCTAATGCGGCGACGCAGGGCTACAGCGCGGAGCAGTTTAACCAGCTCATACGTTCGCTCGAGCAGGTGATCTTTCAGCTCAATAACACCTACACCCCTGTTGTCAGCGACAACATCGCGGCGGCCGCCACGTGGTCCGCGAACCGTGGTGCAGGCGGCGGGTTTGCTGGCGGGGTGCGCGGGTTCCAGCTTTCCAACGGCATCATCCTGCCGTACGCGATGTTGATGTCCGAGTTGGACCAAGACCTCACCAGCACAACCACAGAAGAGCTTTTGACTTACGACGTGGTCGCCGCTGCCAATGGCATCCGCGTGGTGGACAACAGTAAGATCTATGTCCCGTGCTCGGGGCAGTACCTTGTGACCTTCAGGCTACAGGTCTCCAACCGCAGCAACGCCACCCAGGAAGTAGAAATTTGGGCCAAAGACACAGGCGTTAATTTTCCGGACAGCCGAACGCGTTTTGACATTGCCGCCCGCAAGGACGCCACTACCTGGTCTCATGTGGTTCCAACGGTCACAGGCATCTTCACGATTAGTGACCCAAGCACCAACTACCTGCAGATCGCCTGGTGGGCCAGCAGCACTGACGTGTTCTTGGAGCACTACGCGGCCGAATCGACGCCGACTCGCCCTGAAATCCCGTCGGTGATTCTCACCATCAACTTCATATCGGCGATGTGACATGGCCAACAAGTATCTGCGCAAATACCTCACGCCTTCTGCCGCCACGGAAACGACGCTCTACACCGTACCGGCAGCAAACGCGGCCATCATGTCGTCATTGCGGGTGACCAACGAGAACGCCAGCGTCACCAGTTTGACGATTGCCGTCTATCCTGGCGGAGGCGGCACCAACTACAAGCTTTTGAAGACTTATGCGCTGCCCACCATGCAGACCATGGATGCGTTGTCGGGGGTTTCGTGCATTTTGGAAGCTGGCGATGTCTTGAAGGTGACCTCAAGCGTTGCGGACGTCGATTTCTGGCTTTCTTACCTAGAAATTGACCGGACTTGACAGTGGACAGGGCCCTATGACCTATCGGATAATCTCAGCCAATCTCGCGTCCTTTCCCGGCGCGCGGCCCTCGTTAGGGCCATTGGCCAGTCAAGGAAAGGAATGTCATGGAAAATGAAGGCATCATGTCGCTCCCAGGAATGGGGGACATGCAAGGCAACGGTCGTGCCCCGCAGGCGGTCAGCAGCTATGACGCTTACGACGCGGCTGCTACGGCAATGGGGATGGTTGATCCCCAATCGCTTACTGATCTACGTGCCGAAATTGACCGTACCTCTCAGGGGGTAGAGCTTACCCCCAACGAAATAGACACTGCGATCGGGATTTTTGAGTACCTTTTGCAAAGCCCGCGAGAGTACAAAAAACGGCGGCAAGAGGTGATCGCAGAGGGGGTGGATCCAGAGGACCTGCCCGAAGAGTTTGACATGGAGTTTTTGAGCGCCGTTCTTGCGGTGCTCAATGAGTTGAAATCGCGTCAAATCCAAGGGGCGGAACAAGCGTCAACCATGGGCCCGGCAACGGCCGAGCCTGTTGCCCCCATGGCCATGGCCCAGGGCGGCCTAGCGGACATGGCGCAGTATCTTGCGTCCAAAGGCCGACATGGCGACACAATGCTTGCGCATATCACGCCGGAAGAGGCGCAGATGCTCAAGCGCATGGGTGGATCGGGGACGATCAACCCCGATACAGGGCTGCCTGAATACTTTATCAAGAAACTGGTCAAAGGCGTTGTTGGGGCAGTAACCGGAGTCGTCAAAAGCGTTGTAAACATCGCCAAAAAGGTCGTTCAGTCGCCGGTTGGCCGAGTCCTGGCCACGGTTGCGTTGGCCACGGTCCTCGGACCAGGGGCCATGGGTCTTGGCTTGATGAGCGCACCCGCTGCGGCGGCGGTTGCCGGTGCTGGAACCACGCTATTAGCGGGTGGAAACATCAAGGATGCGCTGGTCTCGGGTGCGCTAGGCTACATTGGCGGTGGCGGCGACTTTGGAGGCCTCGGAAGCCCGTTGAAGGGGGTTTCGCAATTCCTGTCTCCAATTGCTGCGCCCGGAACTGCCTTGAGCACTGGCTTGAGCACAGGCCTCTTGGGCACTGGCGCAGGCTTGGTGATGGGCATGAAGCCGGGTGAAGCACTTCGTTCGGGTGCGATGGCCGGGTTGACTGCGGGTGCGTTGCAAGGCCTTCAAGGCCCGCAACAGCCTGTCACCTCGGCTTCTCAGGAAGCGGCGATTGGCACAGGGCCGCTGCCCGGTGCCGAAGGTGCCATCCCTGCGTCGCCCACCGCCTCGGCAGTTACCGGAACGGGCGCTCCGGGTGCGACAGGCCCTGCCGGCGGCGTCGAACGGATCGGCACGGCAGCGGGCATGTTGCCGGCCGCTGGCGAACCGGGTGGATTGCCCTTTACACCGCCGCCCAGCCAGTTTGCACCGCCCACCACCCCTCAAGGGGATTTGAGTTGGATGGATACCGTATCGCCCTCACAACAGGCGGCGATCGGCACAGGGGCGCTGCCCGGCGCTTCGGCACCGGGGCTGATCCAACGCGCCAAGGACTTGTACGGCGAATACCTTTCGCCCGACCGTCCTGGGTTGCCGCCAGATGCCGGGTTGTTGCGGCGGTACGGGCCGTTGTTGGGGGCCGGCCTTGGTGTTGCAGCGGCCGGTGGAGCATTTAAGAAGCCTGCGGACGAACCGGAACCCTTGTACAAGATTTCTGAGCAGGAAAAAGAATCGAGAGAACGCGCCGACGCCCGTCAACGAGAGCTGGATTTGTACGGATACGGGCTGACCAGGGGCTCGATGGGGCCAGCTCCTCGTGGGTCTGTTCTTGTAGAAACTCCCGCATACGCTCGCATGGCGCAGACGGCCGCCCCAGTGTCAATGCCTACGGGCATCACGAACATGCCCCAAGGCGTGGCGCAACCCTACAACGTAGCCGGCCTGTACGGCATCCCTCTCTTGTACGGGCAAGAGCCTGTACAGCGGGCACGCGGCGGCGAGATGAAGATGACGGAGTTTCCGCGTAAAACGGGCCCGATCAACGGCCCTGGCACGGGGACGTCCGACTCCATTCCGGCGATGCTGTCTGACGGAGAGTTCGTCTTCACGGCCAAGGCGGTACGCAATGCGGGCAATGGCAGTCGACGCAAGGGTGCGGCTCGCATGTACAAACTCATGAAAGCGCTGGAAGGTGGCGCTGTAAAGGCGTAAAACCATGGCAGACATCACCAGCACGCAACAGATTGTCCGCGAAGCGCCGGAGATTGAGGCGTATAAGCTGCGCTTGCTGCGCGAGGCGGAGAATCTTGCGCTAAACGTAGGCGGTAGAACGCCGCTTGGCCAGCAGCTCCCGCAGTATCAAATCGCCGGGTTTTCTCCAGCCCAGG